ATACGGCACCAGCTCCCCCACGCCCATGGTCTCGACCCTCATGCCCGGCGCCTCCCGTCGCTATCGCACCTCGACCTGCGCCCCGCACTCGGGGCAGGTCACCGTCCTCACCGCCGCCTCGGCGGGGGCCTCCTGCGGCTCGAACTCCGCCTCCGCCACGGGGCCGAAGCCGAACTCGCCCATGTCGAAGCCCTCGATGGCGTCCAGCTCCGCGTCCACGACCTGCACGTCGAAGTCCGTGTTCATGGTCAATTTGTTGTGGATGAGGGCGTAGGCGCGCCTGGCCTCGTCGTCCAGGTGGTCCAGGCGTATCACCGGCACCTCGGCCATGCCCAGCTCCTTGGCTGCCATCAGCCTGCCATGGCCCTCCACGACGACCCAATGGCCCGCCGCGTCCCGCCATATCGCTATGGGGTCGTTGAACCCGAACGCCTCGATGGAGCTGGAGATCTGCTCCACCTGCCAGTCGGGGTGCCTCTTGGCGTTGCCCATGTATGGCATGAGCTCGCCCACGGGCATCATGTCCCTGCGCAGGTCCTCGGCCACCATCACCATGTCATACCCCCCTCAGGTCGCAGCAGTCGGCCTTGTTGGCGTTCACCTCGGCCATCCACACCTGCCAATGGCTGTACACGTCCTCGCAGACGCTCACGCGGTCGAACCTCTCCACGATGGGCGCCAGCATCTCGCGCTTGGCCCTCAGCGGCAGGTGCCTGTAGCCTCCCAGCCGCAGCGTGTGCCGGCTCAGGTCGATGCCTCCCGCAAGCGCCTTGCGGATGGAGCCGTTGACCCTCAGGAACTCGACCAGCACCTTCTGGCATCCCGTGCCCTCCAGTGCCCCCAAGTCCACCAGCTCCGGCACGTACGGGCTCAGCCTCATGCACACGTCGAACCCGGCGTCGTTGAGCCTGCGCACCGCCTCCAGCCTCCTGGACGGCGCGGGCGCCCTCTCGCGCAGGGCGTTGGGCTCGTCGGACGTGCTGGTGACGCTCACCTGAACGTGGGTCAGCTCACGGTCCATCACGTCCATGCACTCGGCCACCAGGTCGCTCTTGGTCACGATCAGCTGGTGCACGCCGCGCTCGCACATCATGCGGATGGCCTCCCGCGTCACGCCGTGCTCGCGCTCGGCCTCCTGGAAGCAGTCGGTCATGCCGCCGAGCCTCACGACGCTGCCGGGCTCCATCATCGATATGGCCTTGGCCACCTTGGCCACGTCTGCGACCCTCGGCGCGTCGGGGTGCCAGTTGCCCCTGAACCCAAGGATGGACCTCGCGTAGCAGTACGCGCAGTCATGGGAGCAGCCGCAGCCATAGGTGTCCAGCCTCTTGGTGTGGTGGCACCTCGCGCCCTCGCCCGAGCCCACGTCAGCCAGGAACGACCCGTACTCAGCCACGGACCCCACCGGCCAGCCGTATCTCGCACTCGGGGCCGTCCAGCCGCCGGGACGCGACCACGCGCACCTCGGGATGGTCCCTCAGGTACGCGTTGAGCATCGTCACGCACGCCCTGGCCGTCTCCTCTGAGACGCGCATCTTGACCTCGATGGAGATGCTGCCGGCCTCTGCCACGTCACTCGCCTGCCTCGGCCAGGGAGATCTGGCGCTCCAGGGCGCTGATGCGCATCCAGTCGATGGCATCCCCCAGCACGGCCATCCCGATCTCCCGCTCCATCGTCGCCATCACGGTCTCGCCGTCGTGCTCGGCCTCCCACGTCCCGGCGAACGAGCGCAGGTCCTCGACGGCCTGCGCCATCACGTCCATGTCCCTCTTCCCGCGCTCGCCCAGATCCTCGTACCTGTAGCCCTCGCGGAGGGCGACCCTCTCTACGTCCATGCCTCCCCCTGTCTCGAGCTCCGCCTGCGCCTCTGCCTCACCGCCGCGTGCCTGGCCTCGTCCTCCAGCCTCATGCGCTCCTCGTCAAGGAAGCAGCCCTTGCACAGCCCGTACCGCTTGGCCTTGGCGCTCTCCAGCCACACCACGCGCTGCTCGCACTTGCAGCACAGCGGGGCCGCGTTCGCGTGCCACCGCCCCATGCGGCTCCTCTGCTGGCGGATGGCCTTGGGCGTGTGCCTCGGTATCAGCTCGTGCAGCTCCCCGCTCGTCCAGTCGGGGTGCTGCCACATCACCTCAATCTCGCGCCACGTCCAGTCGGCCATCTCGCCTCCTCGGCATAAGTTTGGGGCAGGAGACCAGCTCCCGCCCCAAGGTTTTGCCGCTTCGAACGCGCCCTACCGCTCGCGCTCAATGTCCTCCCGCACCAGCCGCTTCAGGTAGCCCATCTTGGACGCCTGCGCCTCCAGCCTCGCTATCACGTCGGCGTCGGTCCGCCTGTTGAGCCGGAGGTTGTACTGCTTGACCATCCCTCGCTCGTAGTTGCGCGTCGCCCGCTTCTCCGCCTCGGTACTCATGCTGCCCTCCACGGCTCGGTGCCCTCCAGCCCCAGCATCTCCATGGCAGACCTCATGCCCTGCGCCTTGGCCCTGTAGCACATCGCCTCCTTGGGGTCCTCCCAGCGCCGCTCCTCGGCCATGTACTCGTACCAGCGCACGTCGGTCCATACCGCGGCGGGGCCGGTGCCATCGGGCAGCCCGGTCTCGACGTGGGCGGTGACCTCGCGCCATATGAGCGCCGACATGAGCATCTGCGCGTCGTGCGGCTCCATGCGCCCGCGCTCCTCCTCGGTGGCCTCCAGTATGTCCCCCACGACCTCGACGGCGGGCTGGTACCAGTAGTAGACCTCGCTGTCCACGGCGTAGGGGAGTCCGCGGAGCCAGTCCTCGAAGACGGCCTCCCAGCTCCCGTGCTCGGCCAGCTCGGCCCTCCTGGCCCGCTCGGTGCGCATCCTCTCGCCCACGAAGGCGTGCCATATGCCCGTCGCCGCGTCCTCGAAGGTCTCGTACGGCTCGCCGTGGAAGTCGAAGCTGTTCTCCATGACCCAATCCTGGATGCGCTCGCATGCCCTCTTGCTCGTGGTCTCAATCATGCCCAGTCCTCTCTCTCCGGTGGCCTTGCTATGACTATATATTCACATATGAGCTGGTCATATGTCAATCTATATTCATATTCTGCAACTTATCCGCATTCTGGGCCCACACAGTCGCGCCGTCGTCCTCCCCGTAGCGCTCCAGCGCCCTGGCGCGGTCGGCGAGCGTGCGGGCATCGTCGTCGCAGGGGTACCTCCAGCGCCCTCCCACGAGCGAGGCGTGGCACTCCATGAAGCAGCTGTCGCAGACGGCACCGGGCCCCGGCTCCGCCATCACGACCCCGCCATCACGAGGGCCGTTACCCCGAGCCAGAAGGCGAAGAAGGCCAGGATCGCCAGGGCCGCCATCCACGCAGACCTCACCACTCCACCGTGACCGTCGTCCTGTCGGAACATCTCGTCCTCTCCTCCTTCACGACCGTGCACTCCACTACCTGGCTGTCGTCGTCGTATGCCACGCCGTTGAGCGCATCCGACACCAGCTTGCCGACGTTGTCCCAGTCCGGCTTCGCCGTGAACGGCTGGCTCTCCACCCGCCTGGGCGTGCCCTTGGGGAGCCTCTTGCGGGCGACGATGCGCAGCCGCACCGGCAGCTTGCCCGCGTACGCCCCCCTCGCCTTGGCGCGGTACGCCCACGCCACCGCCTCCTCGGCGTCCGCCGTCTCCTTGGGCGTGAACATCCGCTTGGTCTTGTTGCTCCACCTCGGCCGCTGCTTGGGCGTCACGGACGGCACGGAGAAGGTCACACGGGGCATGGCTCGCCCTCCTCGCGCTCGCGGTACTCGCCGCACCAGTCCAGGTAGCCGACCCCAGGCCACACGATGGCCTCCATGTCCGGCTGGGGCGGGAAGCGCCGGCAGAAGCCGCCGTCGGCCTCCTCGCCCTCCAGCCGGTCGAACCAGGCGCAGCGCCAGCACGCGCCCCTCTCGCTAGCGCCCATCGAGCATCTGCCTTATCTCGTCGGCGTAATCGGCGATGGCCTCCGTCACGTCGCCGTCGAACTCTCGCTTGCCCATGAGCACACACGAGAACTCGCTCAGCACGTCCTCGACGGTGCGCCGGTGTACGACCACGCAGCCCTCCGGCTTGACGGTGCGCCCCGCAGGCGGCTCCCCGTCCTCCGGCTGGCAGTCCAGCAGCCACTCGCCCTCGTCGGTGAGCATCAGCGTTCGCACGGCCCACGTCTTCCCGTCGTGCATGACCATCACGCCGGGTCGTATCGTCCCGCCTCCGGCGTCGATTGGCAGCGTGACGTAGTGCTCCCCCACGTCCTGCGCAAACCTGTAGCACTTGTCCTTCCAGTGGTTTCGCGATTCCCTGGCCTGGCGCAATTCTCCCTCCAGGCGGGCAACCTCCCCGGCCTTCCTGCGCAACTCACCAAGCGTCATGTCCTCATTCATCGGATATCCTCCCTCCGCAATGCGGGCAGTACTGGAACTCGAAGCCGACGTAATGCGCGCCGCACTCCGAGCACACGAACTCTGTGGAGCTGAACCCGCGCCGCGAGATGTTCCTGCAACTCCCCAGCCTTGCCTCCAGGCGCGAGACGTACTCGTCCAGCTCTCGGAGCTTCCTGCGCATCGGTTCTTTGAAGCCTGGGCAATTGTCTCGGTAGAACTCCCATGCCTCGGTAACGGCCGCCGACCTCACTCGACCACCTTCCTCCCGCATCCAGGGCAGTAGTCCGGGTCGCGGTACATCTCGTATACCTCGCCGCACTCGCTGCACTCGAAGGCCGAGACGTACACGCCCGTGTCGTGGCACACACCCCTCCCAAGCGTGGCCTCGACGGCCTGCTTGGGGGTGAGGTCGTCGGCATGCAGCCGCAACTCGCCGAACCTGTTCTCGCGGTAGTGCCATCGCACCCCACTGGCGTGCCAAAAGGTGGTGACGCTGTGCTTGCAGTACACGCGCTCTCGCCACTCCACTCCGCGCTCGTCCAGGAGCGCGCGCAGCTCGTCGGTCGCTGTCATGACACCGCCTCCCCCAAACCTCCCATGAACGGCAGGAAGCCCGTCTCTACGCACTTGATGAACGCCCTCGTCTTGACCGACTCCGGTATGTTCGAACACTCCTGGACGGCCTTGTAGACGCTCGCGGCCCCGACGTCGGTATGCGGTATTGGGCCCAGCGCGTACTTCTCCGTCAGCGCGTCGATGTAGGCGAAGTCTCCGTCGCCCACGAACGCCATGAAGGCGATGTCTCGGTCCCTCGCGTATGACCTCGCGAGCCTTGCAGCGGCATCCGTCATGACTCCACCTCGATTCCCAGCTCGCGCATGCGGTCGGCAAACTCGCCTTGCTTGCTGTACGGCTCCTCCAGATCATCCGTCGCCCACCTGTAATCGCGCCACAGGTCGGCCAGCAGCTCCCGCAGCTTGGCGTTCTCACTTCGCAAGCTGTCCGCTTCATCCGACGAAAGCGGGTTGTGGCAATGCGGGCAAATCATCATTCTCCCGACACCTCGATTCCCTTCGCGGCCAGGCGCATCCTGAGACGCTCGTTCTCGCCCATCAGTATCCGGGCGTACTCAGCATCGTCTGACAGGCACTCGCGCAACCGCTGGTTCTCCTCCTCCAGGGCCTCGATGCGCTCGCTGTAGGGCTCTATCAGCTTGCGCGCCCCCTCGGTCGCGTCACGCATGGGCGTGCCTCCTCTCCCAATCCCGGACGCTCTCGGGCTTGACGCCGCACCTGGCGGCCGCCTCGGCCCTCGAGCACCCCATCTCCTCCATCTGCGCCGCCTCGGCGCACGGGCTCAGCCTCGCTGCCCTCTCGCCGCGCGGGTCGCTGGGGCAACGGGCCTCCAGCTCTCCCAGGTGGGCCAGCAGGCGCACCAGCGTCTTGGCCTCGCACGTCTCAGCCTCGCCGTTGAGCAGGGCGTAGAGCGGCTGCGGGTCCATCCCCGCCGCCCTGCCCATCTCCGGCACGGAGAGCCCCGCGTCGTGCAGCCTGCGCACTATCAGCTGCCCCGGCCTGGCATCGACGAGCTGCCCCGGCCTGAGCGACCTGCCGGTCACGGCCATGAGCGCCTCGAAGTTGTCGCGCTTGCACCTCTCGACCGGCCTGCCCGTCCTCCAGTGCGGACGCTCCAGGGTCTTCAGCCATCCCCTGCCCAAGCCGGCTATCCTGCAGATCTCGCGCCTGGTGTAGCCCATGGCCAGCAGCTCGGCCAGCCTCGCCCTCGCCAGGTCGGCATCGACGTAGGCAAGCCTGCCGTAGGCCCTCCTCCGGCTCCAGTCGGCCATGTAGTCGGCATGGCCCCGCTTGCAATCCTCGCACCTGCACCCCGCCACGTAGGCGGAGTGCGTGCCGTGCCTCACTCCCATGTCCCCTCCTCGCGGGTCGGCTCCCAGCCGCCCATCTCCAGGGCGTCGAGGTACCTGGTCGGCCTGTCAAGCCGCAGGTACTCGCGCCGCCCTCCGTTGTTCCTGAAATGCAGCATCCCGGCGTGCGCCAGCCCATGGCACAAGGGGCCCTGGGCGTCCCTCAGGTGGTTGCCGAAGCCGCACAGCGTGACGGTCACGTGGGCTCCCCGCATCTCCGACCTCCACGGGTCGTGGTGCTGGTTGAGCGGCCACGTCCTGCCGCACACGCAGCAGAAGGGCTGCACCACGCTGGGCAGCTCCTCCAGCGCATCGACGTCCTCACGACGCAATCCCCGGCGCACGCCTGTCGCCTCCCGCCAGCCTCACGACCTCCGCGTCGTGCGTCAGCCTGGAGACGATGGCCTCGGCCTGGATCGTGCCGCCCTCGCCCAGGTGCCTGGCCAGCTCGCCCGGCTGGAGCTGCGTGGTGGTGATGATGGGGAGCCCCTGGCGGTCGCGCTCGTTGACCACCTTCCACAGCGTCTGCAGCGCATGGCTCGTCGCGGCCTCCTGGCCCAGGTCGTCCAGCACGTACACGTCCATCCACGCCCAGCGCTCGGAGTCCTCGAACGCATGGGCCATCACGTCCAGGCTCGTCTCGAACCGCACCTTGCGCCCCATCCGCAGCAGCTCGACTGCCACCGCCGACGCCAGGTGCGTCTTGCCGCAGCCCACGGGCCCGCAGACGTAGAGCGACCTGCCATCGGCCACCTTTGCCGCCAGCTCCTCAGCCCTGGGGTGCGTGGCGTCCACGAACCTGCGGCCTATGCCGGACGCCACCTGCCGCCTGCGGAAGCCCTCGGCCTCGTCCTCGGCCCTGCGGCGCTCCTCGGCCCTGCGCTCCTCCTCGGCCTCGTCGGCCCGGCATGGGCAGCGGTAGCCCACGACCATCTCGCCTTGGCCACGGAAGTCGGGCATCTTGAGCTCCTCCATCTCGCGCCCGCACCTCTCGCACCTCATGACGCGATCACTTCCGCGTCGATTGCGTCGAACCGGGCGAAGCGGGCGTCCAGGTCGCCGTCGGGCTTCTCGTGCCGCCGTCGCCTGTCCTCTGCCGCCCACCGCCTGGCTGCGGCCTGCCAGTCCAGGACGGGGTTGCCGTTCGCGAGCACCCATCCCTGGGCGGCGTAGTAGTCGTGGAACGCCTGCGCGTCGATGCCCAATCCGTTGGCCTCCGAGTACGCCCTCACTTCGTCAGCCGACGGCACGTGCGCGCGCGCATTCACGCCCTCTCCTTCTCCTACTCCTACTCCCTCTCCTACTCCTACTCCCTCTCCTATAGAGGGGATGGTTTTCCCGACTGCTTTTCCGTCTGCTTTTCCCGCTTGGTTTTCGGCGTGGTTTTCCGCTTGGTTTTCCGGCTGCTTTTCAGGCTGCTTTTCGGCCTGGTTTTCCTGCTGGTTTTCTGCCTGCTTTCCGCGCTGCTTTACGCGCTTGGTTTTCGGCTTGCTTTTGCCAGTCTCTCCGGACTTCGGCCTGCCGCCCGCGCTGCCGCTCGCCTGCTTTGTCATCGAGCTGTCGAGGGTGGGGCGCACCAGCAGCCACGCCATCTGCGCCACCCCCTCCAGCTCCGGCTCCACGCCGTCGAACGCATAGGCCATGATGGCGTCGTAGAACGCCAGGCGCTCGGCGTCGCCCATCATCTGCGCGGCCTCGTGGTAGCTCTCGAAGATGGTGACGCGCATCAGAACCCCACGTCCTCTCCGTAAGTCTCGACCTCAGGTTGATGGTTTGGGTTGGCCTTGCTCATGGCCTCTATCTCGTCCACGACGACCTCGAGCTTGGAGCGGTTCTTGCCCGTGTCGCGATCCTGCCACTGGCTCCAGCGCAGGCGGCCCTCGATGGCGACCTTCGCGCCCTTGGCCAGGAACTTGGCAAGCCCCTCGGCGCGCTTCCCGAACACGATGCAGTCCACGTAGTTGGGCACGTCCTCCCAATCGCCGGTCTGCGCGTTCCTCCGCCTGTCGTTCACGGCCACGCTGAAGCTCAGGATGGCCGTGCCGCTCTGCGCAGCACGCAGCTCCGGGTCGCGCGTCAGGTTTCCGCTGATTGCCACTCGGTTGATGCTCATGTCAAACTCCCAGTCTCCTCATGCGGTTGCGCACGGCGTGCGCCCCGCGGCCCATGACCTCTGCTATCTCCACGGCCTGCCTGCCCCTCTGGGCGAGCAGCCTCACCAGGGCGTCCTCCTCGCGGCTCCAGTGCGGCCTGCGCACCGGGGTCTGCGTGAGCCCCATCCTCAGCGCGTGCGTCTTCAATGCGTCCTCCGATACTCCGATTTCGTCTGCCATCTCCTGGAGGGGCATGGTGTCCCAGCGCTCGCGCACGAACGCCTCCTCCCCGGTCGTCCACGTGTGGTACGGCCTCATGCCGCTATCACCTCGTCCATCATGGCCTCGACGTCCGGCACGTAGTCCTCCGCTATCTCGGCCATGTCGGACACCTTCGCCCAGCGCTCTATCTCGGCCTTGGCGTCCGCCACCGTGATCTGCCTGCGCTGCGCGTACGCCCTTATCCGCGAGCGGATGCCGTCCAGCTTGTCGCGCTCCCTGCCGAACTGGTAGACCACCTGCCCGGTCTTGGCGTTTACCACGGTCAGCTGGTCGATGTGGCCGTCCTCGACGTGCATGGACGTGACCTCGAACTTGTCGAAGCACTTCCAGCGGCCCTTGTCCTGGAACACGCGGCACCTGTCAGCCGGCACGAAGATGCGCGGGGCCGTGTACAGCTCCCTGCCTATCCCCCAGCGGAACCCGGCGCGCTTGAACGCGTCGCTGGCCTCGCCCTTCTGCGCCTCCATGTTGGACGGGCTGCCCGCGTCCTCCTTCCACACCCAGCGCCCGTCAACCAGGACGCCGATGGCGCAGAACAGGGTGCCCTTGTGCTCGCTGTAGCGGCACTGCCAATTCTCGGGGCCGAACTCCTCGTCCAGCATCCGCATGTCCACGCGGGCGTCCTTGTACAGCAGCAGCGTGACGCCCTTGCCGTTGTCGCTCACCTGGCCGATGCGGCACTCCACGTCCGATGCGGCCAGCGCCCTCATGACGCCCTCCTCTCGCGCTCCAGGTCGTACCACTCGTCGGGGTCGGGCCCGTCGTGCCACTCGCCGTCTATGTCCTGCCACTGGCCGGCATGGTACTTGTCGGGGTAATCCACGATGATGCGGGCACACATGCTCGCAAGCTCTGCCGCCACGTCGTCCACTCCCATGCCGCACCTGTCGGCCACCGCTATCGCCAGGGCTGCCAGCGCCTGGCGCGTCTCGGGCTCCTCGCAGAAGCACTGCTCCGCCCACGCGTAGCGCATCTCGCTTACGTTCACTGCCATCAGCGCATCGCCCCCATGGCGAGCGCGGTGCGGCCCTCGGGCTCGGGGCAGCCGCCCTCGTCGCCCTCGTCGGGCTCGCAGTAGTCGGCCAGCAGCTCGGCGCAGAACTGCCACAGCGAATCTGCGGCGAAGTCCTGGGCGAAGCCGCCCTGCCACGCCACCTCGGCGGCCAGCCTGCGCACCGCCCCGGCCATGCCCTCGCTGGCGCGTATGGCGCGCTCGGCGCTCTCCGCGCTCCTGGCCTCTGCCATCGTCAGCATCACCGCACCCCCAATCCCATGAGCCCGCGTGCGGCCTCGGACGCCTGCGGGAAAGCCGCCTCGAACTCCTCGAACCCGCTCTCGGCCTCGCCCGCGCAGTACGCGGGGTCGCCCAGCAGCAGCTCCTCGTCGCACGTCCTGGCGATCTCGGCCAGGATGCCCCTCAGTGCGCGCACCTCGGCGCGCAGCCTGCCAATCTCCCTCTGCTCGGCGGTCATGCCGCCACCTCCCCGTCGTGCATGGAGCGGCGCATGGTCACGCGCAGCTCCGGGTTTCTCCTCTTCAGGTACCGCCCCAGCAGGGGCGTGTGCGTGTTGTTCACGCGGAACTCGTGCCGGTTGCCCATCCTGTCCTCGAAGGGGATGGGCGCCACCTTTATCGGAGTCTCGTAGCGCAGCCACTCCACCAGGTACTTGGTGGACACCGGCATGCCCTTGAGCCCGATGTAGCGTGCGTGCCCCTCCAGCGCCCTCATGGCCGCCGGGTTGGCCTCGACCCACCTCTCGAACAGGAACTCCGCGTCAGCCGCCCTCAGCGGCCAGTCCATCACCTGGCGCTCCTCGCGCATCAGGTCTGCGAGCGAGCGCTGCATCACAGCCCCACCGCCCTCAGCGCCGCATCGACCACGGATGGTGCCACGGCCACTGCCATCATCAGCAGGAAAGCCAAAGCGGCATCCCTCGCGTCCTCGACTGTCATCCTCGAAAGCATCTCGCCCTCCAGCTGCTAGAATCTCCTTGAGCCGCACCCCCTCATATGTGCGCCTCACTCTCCGAGCCCCGCCCCCGTGGCGGGGCTAGCCATGAGGCGGTCAATCTCCCGCCTGTCCACGAGCCGCCTGCCCACGACCGCGCCCACCACGTGCAGCGCGCCCTCGGCTATCAGCCGCTCGACCCTCGGCCTGCCCACGCGCATCTCGCGTGCCGTCTCCGCGATGGTCAGGTACCGACGTTCCACTACCGCTCACCCCCTTTCTCATAAATTAGATTTATTACGCGGCGCAAAAAATATCGCCGATGTCGCAGCCGAGATACGCCGCAAGCTTCCTTGCCTGCTCGTAGGTGATTTGTTCGGGGTTCTCTTCCAGCTTAACGTACGTCGGCCTGGACACTCCCAGGACATTTGCCAGCGTTGACCTGCTGAAATACTGCATCTTCTCGATCGCCCGGTCGTACTGGCTCTGCCTGATTTCCCGCAATGCCATGTCGCACCTCCTCTCTTGGCTACATCATAAACCTAACTTATACCGTTATCAAGCTAATTTTTTATCATTTTAAAAAGTGCGCATTGTAATCTCTCAATACGGAGAGAGGGGCAAACATGGGCTTCGGGAGGAACGTCCTCAGCCTGCGCACTGCCGCCGGCATGACACAGCAGGAATTGGCCGACGATCTTGGCGTGACCCAGGCTGCGGTCAACATGTGGGAGCGCGACAAGGCGCGCCCGCGCTACGACACGCTGCGGACGCTCGCATCCGTCCTGGGCGTGACCGTCGATTCACTGATAAACGACGAGCACATCACACCCACACCGTCCTCCGTGCTGGTGCCCGTCCTGGGGACGGCGCACATGGGCGGCTTCGAGGACATAGACGAGGTGGAGTACCGCGTGGAGGTGCCCGCGTCGGTGGTGGAGCGCCACCCCAGGGCGTTTTTGGTGCGCGGCTTCGGCGAGTGCATGAACAGGCGATTCCCATCCGACGCCCACCTCCTCGTAGACCCGGACATGCTCCCCAGGTCGGGGGATGCGGTGCTGGTGCAGCGCGACGGCCAGGCGTTGGTCAGGTCGTACATGAGGGGTGCCACCACCGTGATGCTGTCGCCGGACTCGTACTCCGAGGAGCTGGAGGACATGGTGGGCACCTCGGACTCGCCTCCGGCCAAGCTGGTGGGCGTGGTGGTCTGGTACCAGGCTTCGGAGGACGTGCGACGTGCCTAGGGCGAAGGTCGGCTCCGTGGTGGAGGTCTCGAAGGGCCGCTGGCGCATCCGCGTGCAGCGCGGGGTCAAGCCGGACGGTATGCCGTGGGTGCGCCAGGAGACGGTCACGGGCTCGCGCGCCCTGGCCGAGGAGCGCGCCCGCGTGATCGCCCACGAGATGGAGACGGGCTACCCCCCGGCGATAACCCTCGCGGACTGGTATGCCCGATTCCGCGAGATGCCGTCCTCCAGGGGCTACCCCAGGGCTGCTACCACGCTGCGCGGGCTGGACGATGCCATGGGCCGGGTGCTCCCCGAGATTGGGCACAGGCCGCTCTCGTCGCTCGCGCACGAGGAGCTGGCGCGCATCGTGCGGCAGTCATCGTCCCCGGTGAACTGCAAGCGGGCGCTGCGGGCAGTCCTTCGGGCGGCATATGACGAGGGGCTCATGTCATGGCGGGCGTTCGAGCGCAGGGTGCCGGCGCGGCGCACCTTCGAGCGCGAGAAGGAGCCGTGGACGCTCGCCGAGGCCGTGGATGCCCTCTCTGCGCCCCTCTCGGCCAATCTGCGGGCATATCTCGCCCTCGGCCTATCAGGGCTCCGGATGGGCGAAGCGCTGGGTCTGAGGGGCTGTGACGTCTCCGAGGTCTCCGTGCCCGTTCCCGGCGGCTCGGTGTCCTCGGTGGTGGCCTCCGTGGCGTGGACGTGGACGGACGCCGGTGGCCACGTGCCCAGGGCGAAGAACGCCCAGTCCGTGCGGACGGTGCCCATCATCCCCCAGGGCAGGGCGCTGCTGCTCGCCATGGCCTCGGATGCCGGGGACGCTCGCATCATCCCCATGACGGCAGACCGCCTGTACAAGGAGTGGCGGCGCGAGCTTCGGGAGTGCGGGCTGCGGTTCGTGCCGCCGTCCCAGCTCCGGCACACCTCGGACACGCTGATGCTGTCGGCCGGCGTGCCGGCAGACCTCAACGCGAAGATGCACGGGCGCTCCGACCCGTCCACAACCTACCGCCACTACCTCGTGCCGGGGCTCGACGCCATGGAGGGCGCGTCGGCCAGGATGGGCGAGGAATTGTCGAAAACCGGGGCAATCGGTGGCGAATCAGTGACCGGCGATTCCGGGGGAATGTAGAAAACCCGGCGTTTGCGCTGGTGCCCGGGGTGGGGCTCGAACCCACACTGCCTTGCGGCAAGAGGTTTTTGAGACTCAGGCGGGCGGCTCGGCTACCTGCGAAGCGCCAGGGTATCGCAGTTTTCTACATGGCTGGGCGTGTCTGAGCGTGCCTGGCAATCAGTGACGGAGCCGTGACGGAGCCGGGGTGAGCCCCGGCCCCGCCCGTGGCGTATCACGCCACTCCCATCCCCATGATAGCAGGGGGATAACTTTAGGTTTTTAGCATGGGGATAACTTTCTGTTTTGCGGGCGGGTCATATGGGGCTCATGAGAAGGAGGGCACCCCGCAGGATGCCCTCCCATGCCCAGGCACGTTTCCGTTGCGAGGGGAGCCGTCCTCCACCTGGGCTATGCCAAAGCGCCGCGCGTTGTAGGTTGTGCTGCGTTTCGGGAGCAGCTGTCCGATGCGGCGCGGATGGCCTATTCCGGCGAGCGGGTCTTGTACTTGTTCACCAGGTCTGCCAGGTGCTTCGGGAAGCCGCCGTGGATGGACTGGCACAGCCTCGCGAACTCCTCGGGCGTGAGGGTCACGCGCGGCATGGCCTTGCCGTCGTGGGTGGCCTTGTACACCTTGTCCAGTGTCGTGACCTCCGGGACTGCCGTGAGGTCGTTGATGTTGATGCCGTCAAACCAGCAGAGCGTGTTCCTGCCCTGGATGCTGATGATGCAATTCATTTCGTCCTCCTGCTCGATTCGCTTTCCATCGTCCCATCGGACGGTTATCTCCTCAACTGTGCCGTCCCCGCCACGGTTGGGCTGGTCGTAGCCGTGCGCCGCATGGCCTACCAAATGCTCCATGACCTGCGCCGCGACCTCGGCTGCGGGGATGCCGTTGACCTCATGGCTTCCGATGTACCTGAACGCGGTAGACCACTGCCCCTGGCGGTATGCGCTCTTGGAAATCTCGTAGCCGGACTGATCGCCCTGCTCTCCACCGGATATGCCGCCCCACTCGTTGCCCCTGGCTCCGGCCTGCAATCCGTCCCCCAGGTACATCTCCGTGTGGCCGGACTTCAGCAGCACGTCACCCCGGCGCATCTTGGCAGCTGAGGACACGTTAATCTCGGCGAAGCCGTGGGACGTGAGCATGGAGCGCTCATTTCCCGTCCACATGTAGCTGTCCCAGTACCCCCAGGGCAAGACCCCGGCGGCTGCGTAGCACATCCTCACGGACTCGGAGCAGTCGTAGTCCCCGCCATGCACCCTCACCTTGGCAGTCCTAAGCATCGGGAGCCTCCGTTGCCGTGACCTGCGAGATTCCGATTAGGGTGCCGAGGAACAGGCCGATTGCGTCGCAGGTCTTTTGGATGCCGTCTGCCATCGGCCATCCCCATATCGGGGCGAGCGTGACGTAGAGCAGGCCGAACGCCGGGAGCGCTATCAGGCAGAACCACTTCATGGCCTGGTACCACTTGTCGGGCAGTATGTATCTCATCATTCCCCCTAAGAACAGGTTTCGTGTTCCTGCGTGCTAGTGGATGGTCTCGACTGGGAGCGCCATGATGGTCTCCCACATCTTGGTGACCACGCCGTTCCCGCCCAAAGCCGAGTAGGCGCGGTACGCCTGCTCGACTTCCTCCTTGCGCTCGAAGCTGATCTTCTCGCCATGGACGGCATAGGTGTCGTAGGAGTCGAACAGCTGCGCCCTGAGAAGGACGCGCATCCCGGCGTACAGCGCCTCGTCGCGCTGCTTGATGCCGCGCATCTGCGCTGCGAGCCAGCCGCACACTGCGGCCACGACGATGCTCGTGACCTGCGCGGTGATCGGGTTGGTGAGTATGTCCATAATCATCACCCCCTAGCCGAGTGCCGTTATCCAGCCGATGGCCACCCAGTTGACGCGCCAGTTTCCCGTGGAGCCGCCTATCTTCTTGGCCTCGAACGAGTTTGCGCCCACCGAGTCGGCCACGACGAGCTGCGACCCGGAGAGTCCCACATCATCACCGCCGCTGACTATCACGGCTGCGACTCCCGCGAATCCCATGTTGTGCGTGATGGTCTGCGTCACGGCGCTGCCGACGTTCGAGCCGCAGGCTATCTTCATCTTGTGCAGCGCCGGGTCGAACGCGCTGCCGTATGCCCTGCCGCCGACTGGGGCGATGAGGTCTAGCATCCCCTGGAAGAGGTGCATCGGGTAGTCTCGCTGGTCGGTGTACAGCATTGACGAGCTTGGGTCTGCGTCGGGGTACGTGTTGCTGACGCGCAGGGTATCGCCGTAGACTGCGGCGAAATGCCCGCTCGTCCCCTTCGGGTTGACCGCGAAGCCGTCGTAGATGGTGCCGTCGCTGGTCTTGACCGACCCCGCCAGCGCCAGCCTGTTCTCCGCGCTGCGGATGGTCGCGCCGCCCTCTGCCGTGTGCTGCAGACTCGCGCCGCCCTCCATGAGGCTCACGAAAGCCTGCGAGAAGCTGGCGAGGGTCTGCCCCACCGTGGGCTCCCCGTCCGCCCACGTGAGCGCCACGATGTCGTACTGCCCGGCTGCGTTGACCAATGCGCCCACCGGGTTGCCCGTGTAGGCCACCAGCACTCCCCCCGCGTACTGCCGTATCAGCGTCTCCTGGATCGCGAGGCCGTCCTCCGTAGCGGTGATCCTGCCGTCCAGGCCGTTCACGGTCTGGACGAAGGTGGATGACTTGGTGTAGGTCTTGCTGAGCGTGGTGTCCTCGATTGAGTAGGGCACGTACCCTCCCTCGTAGCCGCCTCGGTAGAGCGATACTCGGAAGTCGTAGCTTGCCGACGCCCCGGCGGGGAGCCGATGGTTGAGGCGCACGACCTCGGTGTAATCTCCCGTCTTGTGGTCGGAGTCCACGACGTACACCATGCGCCTCGTGGTGGCGTCAGATAGGTACATCGTGGAGTTGTTCGTGACGTTGCACGCCTGCGGGTTGCCGCCCCATAGCTGGGCGTTGGCAATCTGCTGCACGTAGATGTGAGCGTTCCCCGTGTAGGTGACGTTCCGGAACTCCACCACCAGCGTGACGGTTTCTCCCGGCTCAAGGCCGGGGACTGGCCTCGCCCTCGGATATGTGTAGTCGAGGTTGCCCGTGCCGGAGGCGTTCGAGCGCTCGAAGTGAATCCAGCCATCGTCCAGCGCGGTGATAATCACCGACGCGTCCCAGCCCGAGAGCCAGTAGCCGTCGGGATTCTTGGTGTCGTTGTAGACGTCGGACGGGTCGTGCGTTCCCCAGGGCATGAGGTTGGGTCGTGCCTCCAAGTCCTCCGGCGCTGCGGTGTAGTCGGTGGGCATGGTGCCTTTTTCAAGCTTCGCCCAGCCGTTGCCGAATGTGCGCCACTGTATGCGGGCGAAGGCCGCGTCGCTCGGAGCCACCTCCACGAGCGTCGCGTGCGTGTCCACGTTCGGCGTGGCCTTGTAGCCGATGTAGCTCTTGTCCGCGCGGTACCAGAACACGAACACGTTTTGCTCGCCCTGTGTCGCGAGCCACGACTGTGCGCAGTAGGGCTCGCCCCCCGTGACGGGGATGTAGCCGCTCCTGCGCTGCATCACCGTCGCGCTGACGGCAGTGTCCGCGCCCGTGCTCTGATTGACGCCGCCCAGGTACGTCTCGGCCAGCGTTATCAGGTTGCGCCCGCCAACCTCGATGGACGCTATCTCCTCGTCCGTGTAAGCCTTGGACTGGTCCACGCCCTGCTGTACCTTGGCGTCCGTGGGGCTGGGCACCAGGGCGTCCTCGGCCTCGGCGCTCATGCCAGGCGCTGCGTAGGTGCCGAAGTAGCCCCCGTCGTAGGTGGCGACGATGCCCTGCGTGGGCATCTCCACGTCGCTCATGGGCTGGTACGGCCCGTCATACTCGCCCTCGTAGAGCGACGCCCTCAGCTCCACCGTTCCGCTGGTCGGCACGCTCGCCGAGCCTGCCACGGCGTAGGTGTAGACGCGCAGGAGCACGTATCGCGCGGCGTCCAGGGCGTCCTCCTGCGCATGGAACGTCCACCTGCGCTCGCCGGACTCGCCCTCGAGCCTCGCCGCCTCCTGCTCGTCCGAGAGCACCAGCTGCGAGACGTTGCTCGAAGACGGCGTGCATCCAACCTTGTTGCCCAGCGTGTTGTTACGCCATTCCAGGAGGAAGGTGTAGGTGCCTCCCGGCTTGACCCACTCGCGTCGCATCGGGTAGAAGTTCGCCCATTGGGTAGCGGATGACGTGTTGTTGTAAGACGCCCTCGCCCACCCATCGTCCAGCTGCTCGACGTAGCGCGTCGTGGCGAGGTTGTACCAGTATCCGTTCGGATTGCTCGTCTCGTTCCACACGTCCGCGAAGTCATGGGAGAAGAACGGAGAGAGGTTGGGGTTTCCCGACCCCACGCCGGCCATCTTGTCGAACGGCGTGACGCGGGGGTCGATTATCGCCACGTCCACCGTGCCGGGGTGGTAGGAGTAGCCCTCCAGTGCCCCCCACAGCGCCTGTGCGGTCGCCTGCGTGGCCGTGGGGTCGGATACCGCCAGTCGCCCCGTCCCGAAGCTCAAGGGACCTCCTGCGGCCTCGACGGTCAGGCCGTCCACCACGTAGGCCCCGTCCTCCACCTGGCTCAGCACGTAGGGCTGCGGCATCTCGTAGGTGACCTCCGAGGCGAAGGGCGACACGAGCACCCCGCCGTCGTGCGTCTCGGCTGCGAAGCCGCCGAGCCTGGTCGCCACGGCCTGCAATGCGTCGCGGCAGGTCATGCCCTCCGTGACGGTTACGGGCGTGGAGATCGCGGGAAATGCCCCGATTGACACCGCCACCCCGGTGGCCGCCTGGATGGCAGCTGCGACCTGGGCCGGGGTCCTGCTGCCTGCTGCGAGGCCGAGCTGCGCCCCCATCTTGGCGGCAATCCTGCCCTGGGCGAGGGCGGTCGTGATGCCGTTCCTGGTGCGGCACGAGGTCAGCGTGACCCATGCCACCGTGACGAACTCCCACGCGCCCTCGGAGACCTCCACCCCGAGGCGCACCTCCAGCTCCTGGCCCACCCTGGCATCGGACGCCTCGAACAGCGCCATGTCCATCTGCGCCGAGAGCACGGCACCGACCGGAAGCCCCGCCGCGAGGGAGTCGCCCTCGCTGCCCGCCCCCAGGACCAGCGTGGCGCGCTGTATCGTCCACGGCACCCTCTCGCCATCCCTAACGAGCGCCATGTCGTAGGCCACCATGGGCTGCGAGACGGCGTCCACGAAAGCCTGGGAGATGGGGTTGCCCTCCGAGTTGACTGTAATCATCGGCTCACCTCTCTATGAGGTCGACGCTGACGTTCTTCCACCACAGGCGGCCCCCCGCGTACCCGGCTATATCGCCGGACACGTTCGAGCGGTATCCCGTCATGTTGCAGATGGTCGCGCCCCCTATGGCTATCCTCACGGGCACGAAGCCGCCCTTTATGCCCTTCACCAGGTCGTACTCCGCCTGGGTCAGCATCCCCCACTGCAGGGAGTAGGTCTGCTTGCGGGCCACGACGCTGCCCACGAGCTTGCCGTCCGTAGCCCCTCGGCCCGTGCCCTCGCTCCACAGCAGCTCGTCGTTGCGCTTCAGCGACACCAGGCCGCTCGGGAGCGCCTTGCCGTCCACGGTGACGGTGACGTTGGCCATGCCTGCCTCCTTACACGATTAGCGGGCTGCGCCCGGTCGCGCTGGTCTGCTGGTTGATTCCGCTCACGACCCTGCGGGTTATCTCGCGACCGTCCAGGTAGACGCCTGGCTCAATCGCCCTCACGGCCCCTATCAGCTCCACGAGCAGCGCCTCGGTGCGCTGGGAGCCGCCCTGGGCCACGGCCTTGTCGAGCATGGTCTGGAACTTCGACTCGGGGCTGATGATTTCGCCCTCGCGCGTGTTGTCGCCGACGATTGCGAGCCTCGGGGTGTTGCGCTCCACGAACCCGCCCTGGGCGTACGCCTCGGCATACCAGCCGCCGCCCGCCGCCTTGGACTTCACGTTGATGCCCTTGATGCCGGTCTTGTGCACCTCGAGGTTCAGCCTCACCGTCTTGCCCTTGAACTTGTCTATGTAGTCCCTGGCCGTGCGGTACGCGCCGCTGGTGTTGGAGTACCACATGGACTTGCCGAGCGCGGCGCCGAGGGTCACGGTCTTGTTCTTGAACTTCCCCATGTAGTCCATGGCCCTGTGATAGTCTCCGTCGTTATTTGACCGCCACAGCGACTTGTCCATCTTGGCGCCGAGGGTCACGGTCTTGTTCTTGAACTTCCCCATGTAGTCCATGGCGACCCGGTACTCGCCGCCCTCGTTGGACCACCATAGGGATTTGTCCCTCTTGGCACCGAGCGTCACGGTCTTGCCCGTGAACTTCGTCAGGCTGGTGATTGCCTCCGCGAGCCCGCCGGGCTTGCCCTTGCCGTCCTTCTCGGTGTAGTTGCGGGCCGTGAGGTCGACGGTCTTGCCCTTGACGCCGCCGATGCCCTTCTTCGCGGCATCGGTGCCGGCCTTGGTGGAGTCGGTGGCCGAGAGCTTGACGTCCTTCTTGGCGGGGAACTTGGCCATCTCGGTTGCCACCTCGGACAGCTTCGTCTTCGACTTGTCCGCGCTCTCCGGCAGCTCGATGCCCATAACCTTGGCCACCGGCCTGAGCACGTTGTCCACGAACAGCCCGCCGAAGTAGCCCAGCTTCTCGAACACGTCGCGCAGCCCGTCCAGGATGGGCCTGGCCGCGTCTACCGCCTTGCCGAACTTGTCGGACATCCACTTGCCGAACGGCTCCAGGACGTTGTCCCACACCCACTTGCAGGCGTCCGAGACCTTCCCGAACGCCTCGCCCAGGTCGTCCAGGACGTCCTGCGCCGCGTCAAGCAGCTTGGGGAAGTTGTCGGCCAGCCACCCGCCCATGGGCTTCAGGACCTTTTCCCACACCCACTTGGCCGCGTCGCCCAGCTTGTCGAAGGCGGGCTTGGCAACCTTGCCTATGTCGGAGGACAGCTTGTGCAGGTTCTCGATGAACTCCGAGAAGTCGGCGCCCTTCAGCTTGTCGGCGAGCCACTTCAGGCCGTCGCCTATCTTGCCCAGCACCATCACCACGGCGTCGCCCACGGCCCCGGCTATGGGCTCCACGAAGTCCTCCCAGATGGCCTCGGCCACCGGCTGCAGCTTCTCAAGGCAAGTCACCACGACGTCGAACGCCGCGGCAGCCGCGTCGAGGAACTTCGGCGCGGCCTGGTTCACGATCCAGTCCCCGAAGGGCTTGAGCACGTGGTCGTAGGCGTACTTCAGGTTCTCGCCCGCCAGCTTGATGAACCTCTGCAGCGGGTCGGACACGTCCTCCAGGAAGTCGCTCAGGTGGCCTATCGCGTCGGCCAGCAGGTTGACGGCGTCGGGGACGAACTCCTCGATTGTCCACTTCCCGAGCGGCACCAAGACGTTGTCGTAGGCCCACTGCAGGCCGTTGCGCACTATGCCCACGAACCTGTCCACGGCGTCGCCGAGCCTGCCGAAAGCCTTGACCAGGCTCTCGGGCAGCTCCAGCTTGTCGAGGGCGGCCTGCGCCCCCTCTGCGGCCTCCTGGATGCCGCCCAGCGACGATATGCCGCCGCCACCGCCGCCTATGCCCCCGGCGCCGCCCGAGCCGCCGGATGCCCCGAGGTCGTTGGAGTTGGCGGCTAACTTGTTGATCTTGTCGAAGCCGGCCAGCGTGCGGTTCAGCTCGCGCTGCGCCCTGTCCTGGGCCTTGGCCGCCTTTGCGGCCCTCCCCTGGCTGTCGGCCAGCCCGTCAGAGCTGCCCGCCGCGGAGTCGGAGGCGTCGCCCATGCCGCCTATCGCCACTCCGGCGCTCGTGGCCCCTCCCACCAGCTGCGCCATCTTCTTGCCGGTCACGGCCTCGATGAAGCGGTTGAAGGCGTTGGCCGCGGCTATCGCCGCCGTCATGATGGCGTTGAGCCCGCGCACCACGGGCAGCAGGGCCGCTATCATGCCCTGGCCTATGGTGGCCTTGAAGCTCTCCCACCTCAGCTGCAGGAGCCTCGTCTGGTTGGCCCAGCTCCCCTGCGTCCTGGCGAAGTCGCCGCTGGTGTTGCTCAGCGCGTCCATCACGAACTGGTACCTGAGCGCCGCCCTGCCCGCGGCGTCCATCTCGCTCGTGGTCATGCCGAAGCCGTGGCTCATGGCGTAGGCGTCCAGCGTGGTCTGGTTCATCACCACGCCCAGCTCCATCAGCGGCCTCACCTGCCCGGTGAAGATGCTGGTGAGCTTCTCGTACGCCTCGTCCTGGCCGATGTTGTAGAAGGAGGCCACGTCGCCAGCCAGCTCGGCTATGGACGTGCCCATCTCGTAGGCGCTCTGCTCGGCGATTCCGGAAGCCTCGGCCATGGCGCCGAGGCGTCCCGCGTACTGCTTGGCCATGAGCTCGGACAGGCCGAAGCTCTCCGCAGCCCCCTTGGCCCACGCGTCCATCTTGGCGCTCATGGTGGGGAAGGTCACGTCCACGACGTTCTGCACCTCGGTGAGCGCCGAGGCCGCGTCAAGCGACCCCTTGGTGAAGCTCGCCAGCGCGGCCACGCCCATGGTGGCCCCCAGCACCTTGCCGAGGCCGGAGAACATGCCCCTGACCTTCGTAGCCGCCCTGTCGGCAGACGCCATGAGCGGCTGGGCGTTCGCCCTCAGGTCAACCTGGATGGCGCCCGCGCTAGTGATGGCCATCATTCACCTCCGAACATGCCGGCCATGGCCTCCTGGAACGACGCCATGAACCCGTCCACTTCCTCCTGCGGCCTCCTGGCCGCGCGCCTGCGCTGCCACTCCATCCGCATCCTGCGCTGCTCGGGGGTGAGCTGCCTTATGGCCTCGGGGTCGGTCTCGGTCCGGATCATGGCCACCCTCACCAGCGGGGTCTGCTCGTTCAGCCCCGCCACCAGGTCGCCGAACTCGTCCCACGACATCCCGGCGAACTCGTCGGACTGGACCCTCAGCCCGTACTGCTGCCTGAGCGACGCGACCACCAGGCCGAAGTCGGCTACGAGGTCGTAGCCTGGGTCCCCGCTTCCCCCTCGGCGCTGCCGACTATCAGCTCGATAGCGGAGCTGACGACCTCCGCGTAGTCCTGGAACGACAGGTCGAGCGCGTCCAGCGCCTTGGCGCTCTTGGGCTCGAAGACGAGCTTGGACACCTCCAGCACCGCGGCCACGCTCATGGCGCCGGGGTCGCTCCCCATGGCCTCCATCACGCGCAGCATGTTGGAGGCCCGGTCGTTCACCGTCAGCACCTCGCCGCCCACGGTGATGGTCGGCTTGCCCTCCAGGCCCAGCTTCCCCGTCAGGTCTACGTTCCTGCCCATGGCTCCCCTCTCTCTTACGAAGGCGGGGGATGGACTCTCCACCCCCCGCCGTCCTGCCCTATGGCCTCCCGGCTGCTATGCCGGCGTGTAGGTCGGCTTGCCGTTGCTCATGATCTCGAACTCCAGCGGGGCCACCGCCGTGGAGTCGCCCGCGCCCATGTTGGTGATGTTCACCACGGCGTCGTCGAACTCCAGCACGCCGCCGTCGGGGAACGTCCACTGGAAGTCGCCCTGGGCGTCCTGGCCGCTGGTCATGAACTTGGTCGCCACCGCGTCGTTGCCGGTGTCGCCGACGTTGCGCTTGCCGTTCACCGAGATGGTGATGCTCTTGGCGGTCATGAGTCGGCGGGTCCAGCCCTCCTGCTCGAAGGGCACCCACTCCTCCACGCCGTTGTCGATGGACACGGAGAAGGTCTCCATGTCGGCGATCGTGCTCCAGACCTTGGTCGCGTCGTTGCTCGTGTTGACCTTGAACTGGTTCTCATAGCACGGGTAGACGCCGCTCTCGATTGCCATGCGATCAATCCTCCTCGTAGTAGAGGTCCATCCAAATGACCCTCTCGAATATGCCGTTCGAGTCACTGCCCAAATCCGCGGGCTCCTCCATGCGCAGCGCCACGTACCCCACGCGCGCCCCGCCCACCTCGGCCCTGGGGTTGAACCTCAGGGCGTCGTAGAGCGCCTGCGCGGCCTGCTCGGTCTCCCGCGCGTTGCGGTTCCAGTGCACCAGCACGGCCAGCCTCTTGGCCCTCGTCCTGGTCGCCTCGGCCCCGCCTATCGCCACGTCCGCCGCGTCGTAGGTCTGGCGCTGGTACACGCACGCGCGCCGCTCCCTCTCCGCCTCGAAACGCCCTATGCTCCAGGTGGCGTCGATGGCCCCGAGGCCCCTGAGCCAGTCCCTGGCATCCGCAAGCCCGATGCTCACGACCGCCGCCTCCTCAGCATCTCGGCGTAGGTCCTGTTGACCCACGCCCTCCTGCTCCCGTCGATGTAGGGCTCGTACCACCCGCCGCCCGCATGCGGGTTGGTGCCCTTGTAGAACTGGAACTCCGGGTGGTAGTACAGGTACCTGGCGTACGGGGTGTTGCTCACCAGGCGCACCACGCCGGAGGACGCCCCCGAGGCGTCCACGTGCAGCGACTGCTGGAGCTCTCCGGGCACCACGCCGCGCGCCCTGTTCTCCTCGCTGTCCTCCGCGAACGGCATGACCTGGCGCTGCAGTATGTCGGTCCTCATGGCCTCGGCGGTCATCTCCAGGGCCGACGACACGTCATGGGCCAGGCGTGACAATTGCCCCGGATACCAGTCGATGCTCACCGCAGCTCCAGCCGCGTGTGGTTGACGGTGCCATCCACGTTGCGGGCCTTCGCCGCCGCCACGATGGCGCGCCTCTCGCCGAGCGCATCGACCTCGCCGCCCGCTATCACGGCCATGCCGGGGAAGGCGTCGCCGTCCACGTACACGACGGCCCGCACCTCCGTCTCGGCCCTCTGCTCGCCGTAGGTCTCCACCACGCGGTCCTGCCAGTTGGCCATGCCCTCGAACCTCGCGCCCTCCACGGGCGCTCCGTCCTCGTCTATGCCGTCTGCGTCGGCCACGATGGAGACCATGGTGGACCTCGCCATCGGCGCGACCAGGCTAGGCCAGCGCATCGTCAACCTCCGCGCGGTAGGCCATGAGCGCGGTGAGCCCGGTGCGCCTCAGCAGCGCCATGGCCGCGTTGCTCATGGGGGTGCCGCCCACGACCTGGTACAGCGCGTCGTTGCCGAACTCCATCGACACGCCGTTGATGCTGTACCTGCTCAGCGAGCTGTCCACCGCGTCGGCGTTCTCCAGCAGGAAGTCGGCCTGGATGCAGCACGCCTCGACCACGAGCCCGCGCTGGAACTCGGTCAGCCGCTTCCACCCGATGGCCGGTATGCGGGAGAAGGTCACCGCGTCCACGTCGCGGCTCGCCTGCTCCAGCCTCGGCGCGATCTCGGCCTCCGGCGCCGTGCCGCCGTTGTCCGCGTATGCCTGGTAGTCGGCGTACATGCTACGCCTTGGCCGCCCTGGCCCTGGCCTTGGCGGTCTCCAGCTCGGCCTTGACCGCCTCGTGCTCCTCGATGGGCACGGAGGCGCCCTTGGCGTGCCTCACCAGCTTCTTGCCGTCGTAGACCTCGTAGCCCATGGCCGCGTACCTCTCGGCCTCGGACTTGTCGATCTGGTAGACCTTGTTCAGCTTGCGAGCCTCCATGGCCCCTCCAATCATGGGGGAGCGCCCCGATGGGCGCCCCCTCCCCTAGTCCGCTAGGCCACGTTGAACTGCACGCCGTCCACGCGCTGCGAGAGCAGGAAGGCGTCCCAGTAGGCGCGGTTCTGGTAGATGTAGCCGTCGCCGGTGCGGGAGTCGCTGCCGGGCTCGAACACGCGGATGTACTCGTGGCGCATGCGGGCCACGACGGAATCCGGGTGCACCAGGATGGCGTTGATCTGCGACGCGCCGGATGCCGGCACGGCGCCCGTGGTGAAGTCGTAGGCGGTCTTCAGGCGGGCGCTCGGGACCACGACGATCTGCACGTCGTCCAGCTCGTGGATGTAGCGGCGCACCGCGGCCTCGTCGGAGTCGGTGTGGACGATGCGGGTGAGGCCGTCGGCCTCCTTCAGCAGCTTGTTGGTGGCCGGGGTCACGAACAGGATGCGGCCCTCCATCGGCACGCTCGCGTCGTCCATGGCCTGCATCCAGCCGTCGTAGGTCGCCAGGATGTTGGCGGCGGTGAGCGCGGTCGCGTCTGCCGTCTTGCCGTAGGTCGTGGTGAACTCGGCGTACAGCTTGGAGAAGGTGTAGCAGTCGCGCTCGGGGATGGCCTGCTCGGTCTCGAAGACGTTGGTGATGTTGGCGACGCTCAGCGCAAGGTTCGTCTCGTCCACGTCCATGGAGTCGATGAAGAACTCCACGTCGCGGTCGTGCTCGAGCTTCTTGGGCTCCCAGTTGTTGGTCAGCGTGCCGGTGTTGAACGCGCCGGTGCGGGTGTGGTCCTTGTAGCCGGTCGTGGTCAGGTAGGGCAGCTTGATGGTCTTGGCGTCCAGCCAGCCGATGCCGGGGTTGGACTGGAACAGCGGGAAGCTCTTCTGCTCCGTCTCGTACTTCTGCACCAGCACGTCGCTGAACTGCTCTGCGTAGTTGTAGGGCATCTCTCTTTCCTCTCTCTGGTGGGTCTACTTGACGCCGAACGCCGCCCTGATCTTCGCGTCGTCGGCCTTGGGGGCCTCCCCGTCCGCGGCGCCCTCGCCGCCCACGCGGAAGCCCTGCTGCTGGGTCGCCTGCGGCCTGAGCGCGGGCAGGTCGTCCAGCACCTTGCCCAGCGCCTCCGCCACCTTGTCGGCGCTGATGGAGTCGCCCTCGCCCACGTCCGTGAGGTCGGCCATGCGGGTCAGGTAGGGGATGGCCTTGGGGTCGATGCCCATCTTGGCCGCCTCCACGATCACCGCGTTCTCCACCTTCGCCACGCGCGCGGCACGGCTGGCATCCTCCATGCTCCTGCGCAGCTCGTCTATCTGCGCCTGCATGCCGTCGACGTCGGGCTGCCTGGCCGCCTTGGCGTCCTTGAACGCCCTGATGGCCTCCGCCGCCTCGTCGCCCGTGATGCCCTGGTCCTTGAAGTAGCCCCTGAGGACGCTTTCCTCGGTGGTCTTGATGCGGCCATCCAGGATGGATGCCAGCTTCTCGTAGTCCACCTGCGCCGCCTTGGGCTGCTCCTCCGGCTGCGTCTTGGGCTGCTCGCCCGCCTGCTCGTCCGCCATGGTTCCCCTCCCGTTTTCGGTGTGTCTCACCTGTCCCGTTTTTCGCGTGGTGTCCCCACGGCCCGCACGATATGCCAGCCGTCACTCGGGAATGCCCCCGTGGGGCCGCCAGGCCGCCCCTGCGGCCCTATGTCGGGTTGTATCGGGTTGCCGCCCATGTCGGGCGATATAGGGGATGCGGGGCCTTACAGCGCCTCGCGCTACGTCATTGCCGCGAGCACTCGCCGAACGTCTCGGCCACCCGCTCGCCGCTCGCGTCGTACTCTACGATGCTGCACCTGGTTGCCGTCGCCTCGTCGGCTGGCATGCCATCATCGTCCGCGAACGTAACGATGGCGTACTCGCCGCCCGACGGCGTGGGGCCCTCTATCCTGATCTGCTCGGCCATTCCTACCCTATCCCCAGGATGCTCTCAATCAGCGCCATGCGGTTGGGGAAGTCCTCCCCGAACCGCTCTCTGTCCCGATAATACATCGCGAAGGACTCGGCAAAGTCCTCATGCTGCGAATTCGCCCCGTAGGCGGTCGGGTACCACCTTCCCGACACGGCGTGGTCTGCGTTCTGCGCACGCCTCCATGCCGCCCTGTCGCTGTACCACGTTCCCTTCTTGGTGCGCATGTCCCTGTCGATGCCATGCGCCGCCTCGTGCACCACCGCGTGCCTCACGTGATCGTAGTCATGCCCTGTGTGCGCCCAGAACGTCATGTCGCTCCCGCCCGTCGCATACGAGCGGCTGAACGCCTTGTACTTCTTGCGCCAGTAGTCGTCCCTCGGGTTCGGGTAGTCCACCACGTACACGCGGCCCTGCACCCTGTCGCGTATCTCCTTGGGCAGCTCCTCGATGATCTTGGCCAGCCTCTCTGGGTCCATGTCCTGCTTGGCCATGTCCATGCCGTCCTTGAACAGCAGCTCGACGTCCCCGACCACGTACCTGCGGAACGCCATGTCCTCGCCGGGATCGCTCGTGCCCGTCGGCGCGGGTGCGGTGATAATGTCGTACGCCTCCCCCGATGCCGCCCTTGCCCTGGCCTCGGCCTCGCGCCTGCCCTGGCCGTCCAGCGACAGGTCGGCCACCCTCTGCCACCGCGTAGCCTCCAGGTCGGCCTGGCGCTGCCCCTCCTCGCGCTCCTCGCGCCCCTCCGCGAGGGCGACCTCATCCTCGGTCGGCGCGTCGCCGGGGTCGTTCACGCCCTCGAACCAGGTGCTCATGGTGTCCCGGCAGTTGGGGTGGAAAAGCCCCTGGGCCATGGCGTCCGAGAGCAGCGGGTATCCCCCGTCTGCCGCCTCCTCTGCCGTCCCGGAGCTGTACACGTCGTCTATCAGCACCTGCCCCGTCCAGGCCATGCACTCCGGGCACGCGTCTGCCCTGCGGTTCACGAACACGGTGTGCACGCCCCAGCGGTCGCGCGCCGCCCCCTCGCCGCTCAGCGCCGCCCTGCGCACCGCCGTCCTCACGGCCATCTGCCCGTACTCGCGGATGGTGTGGCGGCTCCCGTCCTTGTACACGATGCCGTCGATGCCCCTGAGCAGGAAGTCCTCCGCCGCCATGTCCACGGCCCTGGCGTACGTCCCGGCCCCGGTCGCGGCGTAGAGCTGCGCGTCGAAGACCACCTCGCGGTAGATGTCGTCGGCGCGCCTCAGCGTGGCGTGCTCGGCCCTCATGAGGTCTGAGTGCGTGGCGCGTATCAGCGCGTCGATGCGCCCGCGCTCGGTGCCGAAGGGGCCTCCCGACGAGGGAGCCCGCCATCCCCTGGCCACCGCCTCCAGGATCGCCATCTCCTGCTCGCGCCCTGCCCTGGCGTACTCCTCGGCCATCATGCGCTCCACCTCGGCGTTGATGGCGTCGAACCTCGGGCCCATGCGGTAGGCGTTGTCCCTCGCGTAGGCGTCCACCATGGCCAGCTGCTCGGCCTGCCACTGCGCCCACGTCGCCCCGGACGCCCTGTGGCGGCCGAGGTTGGCCATCATGGAGGCCAGCAGCTCCTCCTCTATGCGCGCGAACGCCCCCGATACGTCGGGCATGTCATGCGCCCGTCACGTCCGCCCAGGTGATGCCCACGGTCGGGGCGTCAACCTCGGCCATGCCGCGCTCGGCCCTCAGGCGGCGCACCTCGCGCTCCTTCCACTCGCGGTCGCGCGTGTCGCCGTAGAGCTCCTCCACGCACGCCTCGATGCTCATGATGCCCTGGACACGGGCCTTGCCCACGGTCTCCACCATGCTCTCGAAGGAGGGGTTGGCATACTCCCCGAACTGCACGGCCACGTCCTGCTCGGTCAGCGGCAGGCCCATGTCCGTCTCCCACGCCCTCAGCGCCACGTCAACCAGCTTGGGGATGGCCTGCTGGAGCACCGTCACCAGGCGGTTGCGGGTGTACAGCGTGGCCTTCTCCTTCTCGCGCTGCGCCTCGGCGTTGTCCAGCTTCTTGACGTCGATTCCGAGCGTGGAGGGGCTGATGGCCCCCATGAGGCATAGGTCCAGCGCGTTGACGTAGGTCTGCAGGTAGCTCTCGTGGCGTATGTCGGGCTGCACGACCTCGACCTTGTTGGCCACGCCCTCTGCCATGCTGCCGTCCACCTTCAGGTACGAGTTATCAAAGGCGTTGGGCATGATGATGCGCCCGTTCCTTGGGTCCCTCGGCACCAGCGCCTCGGGGACGTACTCCTTGGTGCGGCCCTTGCGCAGCGCGTCCATCCACTGGCTCCAGCACTCGTCCAGCGCGTCGAAGCAGTCGGAGCGCGCGTCGAAGATGGAGCCGCCGCGCCCCTCGTGCATCCCGCTGCGGAAGAACCTCAGCGGGACGGCCATCATGTAGCCGCCGTCCCAGGTGACCTCCTCGGGCACGTCCAGGCCGAACTCGGACGGCCTGCCCGTCCTGCCGCCGTCCTCGCACCAGTTGCGGATGTATCCGCGCCCGTACTCCTCAACCAGGACGCATCCCTCGCGCTGCGTGCGGAACCTCACGGCCTGCAGGCGCCCCCTGCGGCGCTCGAACTCGCAGCGGTCGCCGTCGATGAACTCGATGATGGGCAGGTCGCTCAGCTCGTGGTCGATGGACACGCGGAAGGCGCCGTCGCCTATCACCAGCGTGCCGCGCACCGCGTCGGCCAGGAGGTGCCTGAAGTCGTTCTCCTCGGCTATCTCGTCCCACGCCTCGCCGGGCGCGCCATCCCCCGCGTCAACCTGCTGCAGGTCGCTCACCACTATGTCGGTGAGCATGTCCACCATGAGAGCCGGCACGCCGACGTGTATCTTCTCGATGGCCCTGCCCACGTTGGGCACCGCCGCCCAGAACCGGTGCCTGGCCGCCTCGCCGGGTACCTGCTTCCAGAACTGCTCCAGCTCCTCGGCCTGCCCTCTGTACCACAGGCGGTTGCGGATGGCGTTGCCGGCGAAGTCCATCTCGCCCCACACGTTGTAGCTGCGCACCATCGGCGGCTGAATCTCCAGGAAGCTCCTCAGCCCGTCCCTCACGCCGTCCTTCACGTCAGACCACCATCCCATCAGCGATCCCTCCCGATGCGGTCACGGTATGCGAGCCAGCTGTACTGGCAGGACTGGACGCAGTGGTCGTTGGCGTCCTCGGGCGTGGAGTCCTTGGACTCGTCCCATGAGTACGCGCCCATCTCCCGCACGTACGGCTCGCACCTGTCAGTGACGACCTTAAACGCGGGGTCACCTCCGGCCATCCAGCCCAGCTGCAGCTCTATGCGGTCGATGTTGCGCAGGCGCTTGTGCGCGTCCTCGAACACGTGCATGCACTCGGGGTGCGCCCTCTTCCACTTGCGCAGCTCGGTGAGCGTCGCCTGGTCGGCGCTGTCCACGAACACGTGGCGGGCCAGCCCCCACTCGCGCCGGTTGCGCTCCAGGAAGGCCAGGTACCTGGCCACCGTGTCGGTCGGGGCCAGCGGGTGCTCCACGTCGCGGTTGTTCCACTCCCGGCAATCGAGCAGGATGTAGCGGCCCCTGTCGGTGATGCCGCCGAAGGTCATGGCCATCGTGTCGGCGGTGCGCTGGGAGTACGAGGTGTCCAGGCCGCTGGTGAACGTCACCAGCCGCTCCTCGCGGTTTGGCTCGACGCCCTCGGGCGGCTGCTCCAGCATGGCCTGGGCCTCCTCCACCGCCATGCCGTGCACCTTTGGGTCGAAGGTCGGGAACACCAGGCCGGTGGCCCTGCCCCTGAGGCCCAGCACCTTGTTCTTGTAGAGCTTGGTGCCCTGCGGCACGTTGCGGCGTATGCGCTCCACCTTCTCGGGCGTCAGGCTCACGTTGTCGGAGAAGTCGAAGAACCAATGGCTCCACCTCGGCTCCTCCCCAGTCAGCTCGGACAGTATCTCGGGCGGGCAGCCCCATCCCCTGGGCACGGCCTTGTTGATGAACTCGCGGTATATCGGCAGCGACGGGTCGTCGGGGTTCAGCGTCCCCATCACGTAGTCGCAGCGCATCACGGCCTCGCGCACGAAGTCCATGTCCGCCACGTTGGCCTCGTCGATGAACAGGCATCCGTACTGGCCGCCCAGGGCCTTCTTCCAGCGGGCCTTGTCGGCATAGCCCAGCACGTAGATGGTCTTGACGTCGCCCTGCCTCGGCGTGAAGAGGATGTGGGGCAGGCTGTTGCCAGCCGAGCCGCCTCCCTTGTACTCCACCAGGCTCCCCAGCTCCTCCAGGATGCCGTTGGGCTTGGTGATGATGTTCTTCTCGATGGTGCCCAGGTCAAGGCCGGAGAGGATGTGCTGGCTGCTCCTCGACTGGGCTACCCGCACCATGAACTTCAGCGCGCCCGCCGTGGTCTTGCCCGCAGCCGTGGTGCCCTCCAGCCACTCCGCGTCCGCCCGGTGGCGCATGAACTCGCGGTACTTCTCGCCCAGCCTCATGCCGGCCTACCCCTCGCCCCCAAGCTGGTCCAGCAGCTCGGTGAACCTCGCCTGGTCGGCCGTCGCCACCTCGACCTGCCTCGCGGGCTCCTCGCCCAGCGTCGCGCGGATGAACTCCATGGCCCTCATGTCGCCCTTCTGCGCCTTGGCGATCGTGGTCACCATCAGCATGGAGATGCCGTCAAGCACCTTGCCAGTCTGCCGGTCGGTATAGTCCTTGGCCAGCAGCTCCTCCAGCGCGTCGCGCATCCTCCTGCGCTCGCGCCTCGCCTCGCCCGACGCCTTGCCGCCCTTGCGCCCGTTCCTCGTGGCTTCCTCGTGGCTTAGCTCTATCGGCCTCAGGTTCTGCTCGTTGGCCATATGCGCCTCCTTGCCCATGTAGACGGGAAAGCCGCCCTCAGACGGCCTCCTGCTCGCTCTCCGGCATGTCTCAGCCCCCGAGCCACTGCCTCTTCACCTCGTGGGCCACGTTCGCCATCATGACGGGCGGCACGCTCATGCCGCAGACGAAATGCGCGTCGGCATCCCCGAAGTCGTAGTCCTGGGGGAACGTGGACACGTTGCGGCAATCCCCCACCGTCATGAGGGTTGCGTCCGCCATCCTCACCTGGCAGTCGCTGGCCGTGAGCGTCGGCGCGGGCCTGTCGTCCCAGCACAGCGTCCAGTTGTAGAAGCTGTTCTTCATCCCGTTGCGCCTCCGCGCGTTCGAGATGGACGCCTCGTGGTGCGCGACCATGGGCAGCTGCTCGGCCACGGACGGCACGACCGGCGCTCCCGGCTCGGCACCCCGCACGTCCCCGAACGGTATCGTCTCGCCATGGAACTCCAACCCCAGCTTGGGCCAGCCCATGCGGTTGCCAATGAAGAAGACCCGCTCGCGCCTCTGCGGCACGCCCATGAACGCCGCGTTCAGCCTGAACATCTGGACGGAGTACCCCATGGCCCTGGCCGTCTCCACGATCTCGTGGACGTAGCCCCTCGCGTTGCCTGCCATGAGCCCGGTCACGTTCTCGGCTATGAAAGCCTTGGGCCTCAGCTTGCCCACCGTCTCCAGGTAGGCGAAGAACAGGTCGTCCAGGCGCTGCACCTTCTGGCCCTCGGCGAACCTCTTCTCCACGCCCCACGCCCTCTCCCGGCTCCCGGCCATGGAGAAGGTGGAGCACGGCGGCGAGCCGTCCAGCACGTCCAGGTCGTAGAGCTCGTCGGGCAGGTCCTCCAGGCGGTTGAAGTCGCGTATGTCCATGACGTAGGACCTCTTGGGGTGCAGGTTGCGCTCGTAGACCTCCGCGATCCTCGGGTCTATCTCGACGTTGCCCACGACCTCGTACCCCGCCAGCTTGTAGCCCATGGAGGACCCGCCGCCGCAGGCGAAGGTCGAAAGCACCTTGGGCGCGCCGTCCGCAGGAGGCTCCAGGTCGGCCAGGCTCCACCTCCAGGGGAACCTAGTTGAAGCGGAAGCCGCACGCCTCGCACTCATGGGCGAACCTCCCCTCGGAGAAGCTGTCCAGGTCTATCTCGGCGCTGGTGTCGCGCTCCTCGTACTCCCCCACGTCCACGTCCGGCACGTCGAAGCCGTACTTCCCGAACTCCACGTTCAGGTTGGCCAGCTCCTCCTCCATCACGTCGAAGTCGAAGCCGGAGTCCTTGGTGAGCTTGTTGTGCACGAGCGCGTAGGCCCTGCGCTGCGCGTCGTCCATGTGGTCAAGGAAGATGGCCGGCACCGTCTCGGCTCCCAGGCGCTGAAGCGCCAGCACGCGCCCGTGGCCCTCGACTATCTCCGGCTCGCCCCGCCCGTTCGTCCACACCGCTATGGGGTCACAGTTGCCGAACTCGTGGATCGACTCCGCGATCTGCTCGACCTGCCACTCCGGGTGCATCTTCGCGTTGCCCGCGTAGGCCATGACATCGGCCAGGGGCAGCTCCACTACCTCCATCATGCCTCCTGCCTGTGCCCGCACCTCGGGCACGTCACGAGCCCGTCGCCCTCGGTCTCGCCCGTGTCGGGGAAGGCCATGTCCACGTCGAACCCGAAGGCGCCCATGTCCTCCAGGCCCTCCAGCTCCCCGGCCAGCAGGGCGGCGTCGAAGCCGGTGTTCATCGTCAGCTTGTTGTGGACGAGGGCATAGGCGCGGCGCTGCTCGTCCGTGAGGCCGTCCAGCCGGATGACCGGCACCTCCTCGATCCCGAGCATCTGCGCCGCCATGAGCCTGCCGTGGCCCTCGACCACCTCCAGCTCCCCGGACTCGTTCTCCCAGACCCCGATGGGGTCGTTGAATCCGTAGCGCTCGATGCTCTCGGCTATCATCAGCACCTGCTTCTCGGGGTGCAGCTTGGCGTTACCGGCATACGGCACCAGCTCCCCCACGCCCATGGTCTCGACCCTCATGCCCGGCGCCTCCCGTCGCTATCGCACCTCGACCTGCGCCCCGCACTCGGGGCAGGTCACCGTCCTCACCGCCGCCTCGGCGGGAG